CTTTATGATATACTTGCTAATATCTTTTATATCCGATTGACATCCCGGTAATCTCTGCATGATGTATATCATATTTTTATCAACAGATTTTCGTGGAGTTGGTAGGGATAGCAGATTATTTATTAAGATTGGAAATAGGCTTGGTGCCGGAAACAGTACGGTCATTGTTGTAACTTCCTTTGCTTGCATATGAATGCTCCTGAGAGACTGGCTCATGTTGAAAGAAAATTATTTGACCAATCTTATCATCTTTATTAAGAATAATTGAGTGATAGTTTGTCATATTCTTAAATTCTAGGGTTAAGACAGAGCCATGCCAGCCAGCATCACACCATCCTGCATTCATATGCTCAAGCCCAATTCGAGCCATTGAGCTTTTTAGTTTATACTCAGCAGAAATATTATTTGGAAGATGAAAGACCTCTCTGGAATGAGCAAGGAGGAATACATAAGGCCTCACGATAAAACCGTCTGGTGGAACACAAATCTCTGTCATATTCAAAGATTCTCTTTTCTGCAACGAGATAGGTTTATGTGATAGGCTTGGATGTTCCATTAATATATTTGGACCAAGATGAATGTCTAAAGATGCACTATTTACACAGCTCTTGTCTGCAAACTCAATGACACCATCGTCAATTAGTTGCAGGATTTGTTTAGCACTTAAAAGCATTTTTATTTTTCTCCTGTATCTTCAATAAATTTAATTAGGTTATCCTCAATAAGGATTTTATACCTCGGGGCAGTTGATTCAAGTGGGACTTCTCTAAAATGATCTGAGATTGCGAGATATGCTATTGCATCCCTATCGTACATGTATTCTGCCCTGATGATAACACACTCTCCCATGATCTTTTTTACACACTCTAATCTTTTATGGATTACTTCTGTTGGGATGTCAAACCTCCCTATATGTCTATTCATCATTTTTCTTTCCTCATAGAAGCCGCTTCCAGGGCAAATACCTCAGCAAAGGTTTGTTCGATGAGCCAGTCCGGCGCCGTTGCAATAACCTCAGCTCTTTTCTCACCAAGCACCCAGATTTCAAGATACCCACTCAACGCATTGTTTCGTGTTCCTGAGAATTGTTTCTGTTTCAACTCATAGGATGAGCAAAAATCATTGTGATCTGGTCGTTTGTATTCAGGGTCTTTCATGCTCATTCAATATGCCCCAGAAAAAACCAAACAAATCGCAACAATGTATTTCATTTGAACATCCTTTCCAGCAGGATTGAGAACATAATTAACGCGGTACCACTATAAATCATAGGCTTTGTCAGTTGGATATCTCTCTTTGTTGCAAATCCAATGCCGAAACATGATAATCCAATACCGATAATAAGAATCATGATACCAATTGTGAAACAAACAATAAGATCCATATATCACAACTCCTCTTCTAAAAGAATACTCTTATCCAAAAGGCTTTCATCCCACTCCAGTTGCTCAATATGACATGGGACATAGCCACTTTTTTTACCAATTTTTAACACCTGAATTTTCTCAGCACGGATCATGCCACCCAGAATTTCGGTGAGTTCTGAAAACTTTGTAAGATCTCTGGATACAACTTTCCAGATTTCTTTCATATCCTTTGGACCGGGATTTTGTATGAGGAAACTTATGATATCAGCAGCAATCCCAGAGTTCTTTGCTTTTCCAAATTCCCCAAGAGCTTTCGGCATCCTTCGTTCTGCAGCCCATAGAACTGTGTTACAAAAGATTGCAATATCATCTGTTATTTCCATTGACATATTTGCAATGGCATGAATGCAACAGAGCTTTAAAAGATGGGTGAATCTTCGTGTGGAATAGTGTGCAAAACGATTGTCAGGAATTGGTTGAAAAGATTTGTATATTTTATCTAATACATCTCGTGCTTGTGGTGTGACATTGACAGGGCCACGAAAATCTTTTCGCATTTTTCGTAACATATCAACCAGATCTTCTTTTAAATTTTCATCTGGCTGTTTTGGAAATGTGAGAAATCTTCCAGAGGGTTCTGAGTGTATGAAAAGAATCCTTGAGCAGAAACCATTACCAATTGCTTCTGTTGGAATTGCAAGAGATAGGTTTTGTTGTGTGTTGGCTCCGAACATATTAACTGTAGGTTTTTCAATGTGAATGCTTTTTCCATGGAGCTTTGGATGGTCGTATATATGTGGGCAATCCCATAACTTTGTTAATCTTGTGCAAAACATAAGATCGTTTTGTCCTAGAAAATCATTAAGTTCCTCTGCAACTGCGTATATTTCTGAAGCTTCATCCATAACAAGATCTTCAAGGTCCAGATCTTCTGGATATTTTCGTTGCATGGATGCTACAAACATTTCTTTTGAAACAGCATCAGGTGCAAATGTATCATATCCTGAGGCACGAAGAAGTTTCACGCCGATATTCATGGCGGATCCTTTTCGTGCTCCAGGTGATCCCATTAGGACAATATATTGATTTGGATAAATAACACTATGACCAAATGGAAACCAAACATTTCTTCCAAGATTTGCACCAAGGATAGAAATAGCTGTCCATCTGTGATATATTGCTGGAGATTCAGATGTTTTTACATTGGCATATTCAAGATACTTTGTTATGAAGGACATCATAATGCTCCACCAGATAATGGCTTCTCATGATTTTACCTTAGCTCAAATGCATTTTTAAAATGCTCATCATCCATAATAAAGACGGCGCCGAAATGATTCCGAACGATCCATTGGCCTGGACAAACAGCATACTTTGATATATCATCAATATCAAGCACAAGTCCATGTATATCCATCTGACATTCACAAGATCTACAGATCTTGCTTCCCGCATGGCCGATGTTACAAACTTCTGGGTGGCTAAATGGTGCAACCCATTGGAAGGCTGTAAAGCTCCTATCCTTTCGTGGAATATATTTTTCCATTTTCTTAACTCCTTGCAAAAAACTCCATAACAAGATCTCTCATGTTATCATCACAGAGATACCCACATTCTCTTAAAGAAATCTCACCATGCCCAGGAATAATCATGGTGCTTCTTTCAACATCATAATCATGCTCGAGTCCTTTTTGAGCAAGGAACTGCATAAAACGTGGATATGTTTCCCTATCAATGAGATAAGTCATTTCTTCATTTCTCCCCAGTTAGGTCCTTCTTTGAAATCAACGGGAATTTTGAGTGTCTTACCATGAACAATGGTAGGATTTTCAAAATTTCTAATAGCAATATCTCTGAGGTCCTCCCTTCCAATACGATATTGAAATGGTGCGCTGTCATGTATCTGAGCTTTCAGCCTAAAATCTTTTGGATTCTCTTTTGTCAAAACCCAATTTTTCCAAAGGCCGATATTGAGAATCATAACTGATAGATTCTGCGGTCCATGTGCGACCGCCGATGAAAAAAGCTGATAGTCTTTTGTAATATCCCCGAAAAAATATCTTGTCCATCCTAGCGGTGATATGAGTTTATTTGTCTCTGATATAGATGTTTTGATTTCATTATACCACTGACGTAGTCTTGGGAAGGGGCTGTGATATTTTTCAAGAAGCATTGCAGCGAAGGCTTTGATTGTCATCTCATTTGGCCTTCGTGGCCTCTCAGTAAGTGATATTCCCAGGACAGAGGCTGCAAGTTTAATGTTTTCCAAACCTGCGTTCTCAATAAATGTTTGTTCCTTCATCATGTAGGAAACACCGTGATTAATCTTCTTGAGAACTTTATTTCTGAAATCTGTAGAAACATCTTCATATTGCATGCTAAACAACAACGTTCCAAGTGATCTGTAAAAATCTTTTCCAGGAGTTTCAAGGGCTTCAATGAAATGAGATTCTTGTGCAAGATATGCTGTGCAACGAGCTTCACTTTGGCTATTATCAGGTTCTGCCAGGATGAAACCTGGATCAGGAATGAAGCATGATTTTGCATAGTATGGAATGTTCTGCACCTGTGTGCCATAGTGAATTTGGAATTTCGACGATGAACACCGTCCTGAATCTGTTCCGAATGGATTAATGCTATAGAGCATTCTATTGTTTAATTGTCGGAAATCGAAATATGTTGCAATGGCTTTTGCATCTTTTCGATATTCCAGTATTTTGCTAACAATACGATGATAAATAGGATGCTGTTTTTGAATTTCCATGAGGTTTTTTGCATCTGTACTACGAATATTCCGGGTTCGCTTATGTGTTTTAGGATCTTTCTTGTATCCAATATGTGGATCTATTACCTGAAAAATATCATATAAATAGTATTGCAACTGTATAGGAGATGCTGGATTGAAGTTTTCATTTCCAAACATCTTTTTAAGATCTACGAGTGATTTATCAAGTCTATTAGATCTAATACTTCTGAGTTCTTCTCTTTTATTATTATCGATAAGGAACCCTTCGAATCCGCAATAAAGGAAAGGATAGACCAGCTTGAATTGTGTCGCATAATTTCGTCGAGCATATGGGGGGAGATGTTGCAGATAATGCAATGTGATTCTGAGCGTCGTATATGCATCTTTTGCATTGTATCTCCAATACGCTGTTATATCTTTCTGTTTTTTTGCCAAATCTGCTTCATATTTCCATTGTTTGTAGTCCGGGAGGGTTATAGAGGCAACGAAATCTAGTGATTTTGGAAGGGAAGAATACTGACTCCATGCCATTCCCATTGTGTCCAGTGTCCAGTTTCGTGGAAATGCACGATAGATTATGGATTGTGTTGTATCGTACATGCCATTGTGCATTGTTTTGGGAATTGGGAGATCATTAATTTTTCGGAGAAATGCAATTGCTTTTTCATATGCAGATGCCGTCCAGTGTGGTTCTGCAAAATCTATTAGCGGAAGAACAAATGTTTTTATTTCTCCACTTTGTGAAAGTCCAGACCATGCACAACATGTTATCAGGATGTTGCATGTTTCTTTTTCTTCTCTTTCTTCAATATCATCTTCAATATCTTCTGTGTTGAAGACAATTCCTTTTTCTGTGATTGTGATAGTTTCAATATCATATGCCATAAGAACACACTGAGATAGAAACTCATATGCTGGTTCGAAATCTGAGATGCTCTCAAGAATATCGAATGTGAATTGAGGAAAGACCTCTCTTGATTTTAATTTATTAAGATCATTCTCAAGAAGAAATGGGCCATGTGGGATTGTTACTAATGAGGATAGATTGTCGCATACAATTGTTGGGACTGAGAAATTCAAACGAGAACCACGATGTTTTGAAAGGGATGGATTGTTTTCAGGAAGACAATTCCTGAGAGTGTTTTCATTAATGATAACAATACCTTTGCATTCCCTTGCAATTGCTTTCTCAACAAGCTGACCTGGGTCATATGTTTCACTCGTGGCAATCGCAGTGAAATTGTTTTTGCGGAGATAGTATTGTAGAATTGATAGATAATTCTTATCCCTTATGTGAGTGTTGATTAGGAGTTTCATGTTTTTTCTCACAAAAAATAGGAGGGCTAAGCCCTCCTATTAAGGTTTTACAAGATCACACGGACATTGACAGTTGATCCTTCTTTTCCTGCAAACTTCCACTTACGGTGCGTGACAACACCCTCAAATTCAGCATCTGTAAGGGCCTCGAAGATTTGACCAAGAGTAGAACCATCAAGGTTTTCTACACCAAGAATCTTCCTTGCTTGCAGTTTGAACCTTTTGACACCTTCAACAGTGCCAGCCCATTTCTGTGTGACATATGAACCGTCTGCAACAGGTGGCTCGTTGTTGTTTGTAAGCTCGATTGTCTCACGAATTGCATAGGTAAGACGGATATTCTGCGTGCTTTCACCATCATCGTTTTCAAACTTAGTGATTTCACCTTTATTGACAATGAAGCCATAGCGACCATCAGGCGGATCAACATAATCAGCGGCTTCGCCAAGATCGGTGAGATCTTCATCAATCATTTTTTCGAGATCGAGAGTTTCGTTTTTCATTTGATTTGTTCCTTTGTTTTCAATAATAAAAAGAGGTATTGGTTGGTTGTTTATATTTTATATCATGTCATATTATTCGTCCTCATTTGTTTTATATGGAACTGGCTTCAAAATTTCATAATCCTTCGCAAAAAAATCTTCTTGAGATGGAATCCAGATTTTAATGTTATAGTCATCATAGATGAAAATTGGCTGCTCCAATGGGAATAATGGGATGATATGGGTTTTCGGTGCCTTAACAGTCTTTCCTCGAATGAGGAAATTCCCACGATATGCAATGGTTTTTCCGAAAGAAAGTGCCATGATTGCTTCACTGAAGTTCATTTCTTTTCCTTTTTCATGAACGGTTGTAGATGCGGATATTGTTTTGTTTTATCCTTTTCTTTTCGAGATTGTGGAGGATTATATCCTGGGATGTTTCGTGTTTCATACGAGATGTTTTTATGTTTCATCTTCTACACCGACATCATACAATACATTGCAAACATATCTCTATCTTTCATAAGATCTTCAAAAGGTTCCATTGATGCCAGACAATGAAATGTGAAAATTCTGGAAAATCTATTGTTTCCTGACCATAAGGCTAAAAATTCTTCTGGCATTCTTTTCCCCTTGTATGTTGAATTTCCAAGACTTTAATAATTGTATCAATGATCGAAGACATTTTTTCTTGATAGTATTCAAATTCCTTGATTCTTTCTTCAAGACTTGAGAGTTTGGAATTCATGATGGTAACCAAATTGTCAATGTCTTTTGTATCCATTTTCTTCAGTCCTCCACAAAATTGATAAAACCATTTGTAAGTTTCTTGAGTTTTTTCAGGAATTTATATTCATCTTCTGTTACTGCCATTTGAATACTCATACCAACATATGCGAGAAGGAGAATGATCCTAATTTTAATCGGTTGTGACATTTTTATCCCTTATTTCAGTGAGGGCTTTAAAAAGAATTGATGCTGCTGATACGAGACCTATATCAAGACATTCTTGATGAAGAATGATAAGTCTCTTTTCAACTGTTCGTAGATACGTTGTGACCAAAGAGCTTTGCGAATCCATCTTTATCTTTCTCCACTGCAATATTCAAGCGAGAACCTAACATCTTATATTTTTGAGGAGCTGAATAAGGTTTGAAATCCTCCATGAAGACTAGGGTTGAGAAGAATGTACCAACACGCCTTGAGAATGGCTCGCTTCCGCATAATGGTGTGATGTATGTATCTGTTCTATCCTTGATAATGGGATGTTTAACATCTTTTTCGATTGTGTGTGCTATACATAAAATTCTCGTATTTTCGGTGCCTTGAATCCTTTGGAAGATGGGTGACAAGAAACCATTGATTTCACCCCATTTAGGTTGAGATATTTTTGATACTTCAATAGATTCCCCTTTCATTACAAAGTTGATAGCAGCTCCTGCAACATCTGAAAGGCTGTCGATAACAAGAATTTCCGATGTTGTCATCTTGTTGAGATTGATTGGGATTTTCTCTTTGCACATGGAACATGCTGTCTTTCCATGCATTTGACAAAGAAGAACATCTTTTGGATCTGTTATCAATCGGAGAAGAATTGGCATAACATATGGATTATCTCTGGTGTCTGACATTTTAATGAATGCGATCTTTTTTAATGCTTCTGGTGGAAGATTCATATTCAGGACTGTATCAAGTCCATTGTTGAGATCAAACCATGTTATCTTTGTGATGTTTGGGAGAAGTGATAACGTTGCGGCGAGTTGTGTTTTTCCGCTGAATGCCCTTCCATATAAGAGAACACTATAGGCTTTTGGGATTGCATCATAATGTTTCTTGAGTTCAAGAAGATCCATATTTTCTCTCAATCCACAGGGAAATTGTATCCAGCCATATTGAGTTTTTCATATATCTCTGTCAATTGTTCTGGAGATATGATGGTTTTTGTGATGTTATAGAAGGCTTTATAATGATCAAGTTCTATTTCAAGCATTTCTTGATATTTATGATTTTTGAGTGTTACGATTTTCTTTTGAAGTTTTCTGATCTTCTTTTCTATTTCTTGAATATCATTTGTCATTTTTCAGCTTCCCAAGTTGTGCATATCCACTGATGTCGTCCCAATGATCTTCGTGATCAAAGTGCCCACAAAGAATTCTGGAAACCTTATGCAGGATCATATCAATAGCTTCTCTTTGTATATGGCTCAAATAAATAGCATTCGGAGAATATACTACAATCTCTTTAAGATTCCTGGCAATCCTCGCTTGCACACGAAAATCTCCGTGTGTCCGCTCTCTTTCTTCTAAAATGTATTGAATATCACTCATGATTTTCTCCTTTTCTAACAGGACGACAATTTGGGCACATGACAAGGTCTTTTACAATAATCCATCCCCTCTTTGTCATACGTTCAGAGGCCTCTTGTTTTGAAAATCCAGCACAGTTTGCAACTGTTTGGCATGTATCACATTCCACAAAAACAATTTCTTTGATGGGCATTTCTAGAT